GATTGACCAGTGCTCGACAGACGTAGCAGATTCAGCAAACCTTGCAGTGAAAGGCTTGTTAGGCTTTAACACTGCAACGGAAGCAGCGAAGTCAGCCTTACTCAATTTGATGGACAAGAAGGGTGATGCTGCGTTGGTAGGCACGAACCGTGTTCAGCTTGCCCAGGAAGTTCAGTCTATTCGTATGAATGAGGCTGACCCGATTCGTCAGGAAGCGTTGATTACGCAGGCGATGAATTCGCAAAAGCAAGCTGAGAAACTTGCACAGTTTCAGGTTGACGAAGCACAGAAAGCTTCAGATAAAGTAGCCTTTGACGAAAGCTTCGCGGGTAAGTTCCAGAAGAATGCTACGGACATGGCAACGGGAGCAATCTCGGATGTTGTGAAGGGTGAGGTTCTCGGGTTATTTACCGATGCCTTAGGTACTGAAGCCAAACCAATGGTCGTTACCCCAGCGGGGGGTGGTACATTTGGTAGTTTGTTTGGTGGCAATACAACAAAACAAGGGACAACTTCCCCCAGCGGTTTAAGCCGTGTTGGTAGTGCCTTCAGCAGTATCGGGAATGGGATTAGTAACTGGTGGAATGATACACAACCCCCTGCCCCCGTTTTTAATACGCCTGGACAATCTACTGCAGATTTCCAAGCGGCAGTTGATGCTGGAACGCTTGGAAGTTCTACTTCTGCGGCGGCGGGGTCAGGAGAACTGCCTGCAACAGTGGATAATTTAACGTCGGGTGCTGTTGAAACGGGTTTCAGCAATGTGATGGGAGAAGCGAAAGGAATCTTCTCAGACTTTAGGGGTGGGATGGGTGGGGAACTAACAAAATTCACTACGTCGTTAGGTGTTCTATTTGCGATGCAGGCAGGAACATCTCAGAAGATGTCTACCTTCCAAAAGATTCAGATGGGGTTGGGGCTTGCAACGTCTGCGTTAAGTCTTGGTAGTAGCTTTGCAGGAGCTGGTGGATTTAGTGGGGCTAACGGTGCAAGCTCTCTCAACCAATCAACTGGTTCCTTCTGGCAAGACACAGGTGGGTTTAGTGCCGCTGCATTGAGATTTAAGGCTACAGGTGGCTACATCACAGGCCCAGGAACAGCGACCTCTGACTCCATCCCAACCATGCTCTCAAACGGTGAGTATGTTATTAAAGCGGACGCGGTAAGACAGATTGGTAAAGACACTTTGGACCACTGGAATAACTTATCGAAAACCCCTGTTAAACGTGCAACGGGCGGTATCGTAGGTACACTTGCACCGAGCCAGATGAAAGCCCCCGTACAACAATCAGTGCAAACTGCGGTAGCTCCTCAGTCAGTTCGCATTGTGATGGTGGATGACCAACGTGATGTGGGGAATTATATTTCGTCACCAGGCGGGGAAAAAACCTTAGTCGATTTCGTTAGACGAAATAGTATGTCAATCAAACAAATTTTGAGATAAGAGAATGCTAACAGAAGCAGGAATTATTGAAGGGTACTGGGCAGTGATTGCTCAGGTACCTGGCGCAACCCAAATAAACTATTGGCTGGGGAGAGCAGCCGTTAATGTCAATCTAACCGACCAGAATTTTCCGCAATTGCTGGCGGTTGAAATTATTATCAGCCCCTCGGTAGCTATTCTTGCTGGGTTCCCAGCAGGTTATGTGACCTTGAAAATTAAAGCAGGGCGTTACCACCAAGTGGATAACGCGGAAGAAGTGTTACCTGTGCAGGCTAATTGGGTAACACCGCCACTTGAACGCCTTACGTTTGAGACGGATATTCTGGTCAGTCGAAATGGTTTGGAGCAACGCATCCAACGAAGAAGCCAAGCACGCACGGTTTTAGAATATGACTTTCTATTATATAAAAACGAATTAAACAACTTTCAAAATTTTGTGAACGACGCACAGGGACGACGCATTTATATCCCAAATTGGGCGCAGATGACAAAGCTGAACGAAGACTTGAATTTAACACCGTTCATACGCGCGGGGAAATTTATGCTTTACGCAGGGTATAATTATTTTGAAGTTGTGACAGTAGAGGGTACGGAAGGAAATTACACGTTCAACACTCCGCCGACCTTAAATAGTATGCCGAGCATCTGGTTTGTGCCGCTTGAAAAAGGAAGTATCCGCGACAGGGTACAGCTTGGTTTAATTACGGGGGAGGTAGCGACAGGCAACGTACAGGCTATCATGGATGCGTTTCACCCTGTTAAAAATACTCGTTCGACAGAGATAACACCTTTCGGGGATACCCCTTGGTTCCATACTGAACCAAATTGGACCTCAGAATTGGGTGCAGAAATAACCCGACCTACGGGGCTAATCGACTACGGTGGCAAGACAACTGCGTATGACTTACACGGTTTTTCTGACACAGTGCATACAGGGCAATTTTTGTGTAACCGTAGGTCTTATGCGGTTCGGGACTTCTTCTTGGACATGAAAGGCAGGCAACAAGCGTTCTATATGCCGTCCTTCCAAAATGACTTAGACCTTGTTCAAAGGTACGACCATGACACGACCACTGACTTAATTGTAAAGAATGTGAAATTCGCAGAATACACTTACACAAAACTGTTTATACGTTATTTACGCATTGAATTAAAAGGGAAACCTGCGATAATAGCAGAGATAAAGTCGGCGTTGTCGGCGGGAGCAGAATTTGAAAGTATCACTGTGAATAAGTTAGATAACTTCGCGCCTGAAGAAGTTTTTCGTATTTCATTCGTCGCCTTATCCCGATTTAACATGGATGCGTTAGAATGCACTTGGATTACACCTGAGTGGTACACGACCTCTGCTTCATTTTTGAATATCAAAAGGTAAAAACATGGCAGGTGAGTTTGAAGCATTAACAGAAATAAGTCCTGTGGAAGTCTATCAATTTTTGTATGGGAAAGGTTCTACCCTGCAAATTTTCCGATACACATCAAATGGGGAAGCTGTAACCGTTACCAACTCTAGTGACTATGCTGGCGAAGGGGCTTCCCTGGTGTTTCACGCTGAAACATTGAAACGGGGAGAAGTGGATATGTCAGGAGAGATGAACAAGTCGGTACTGCAATTACAGGTGAATAAGAATAACGCGGTGGCTGATTTGTTCATTTCGGGTACGCCCACGTCGCCTATTGATGTAAAAGTATGGCGAATGTCAGAAGAAGGCTTAGGGTTAGATAAATTATCGGTGTTTCAAGGTCGCGTAACGGGCTGTTCTTTTACGGGTATGGAAGCGACCCTAAACCTTGAACCTATTTTCACACAGCTCCAGAAAGCGGGGTTACGCAGGATGTATGAAACAACGTGTTCCCACTCACTGTACGACCAGGCTACCTGCAAAGTCAATCGCCATAATGGCGGTGTGGAGGGCTGGGTAGTCTTGCCGCACCCCGCAGTCCCTGGAAAACCTGCTGTTACGTTTGAGGGTGAAGTTTTTATAGAAGCGGAAGCGGATACACCAGCTACAACAGGCACACATCTCCCCAGTTTTGAATTAACACTGACAAGAAATACTGACTTTACGTTTACAGAAGAAGGTGAAATTTTAGTTTCCCTCAACTCCGTAAAGGGGTTGATGTTTGATGCGCTGCCTTATGATACCAAGACAGGATTGGTGCTTACCCACACACAAACCACACTTCCTGAAGACCCCGCAACATTGCGAGATACGACAGCCTATTACACTGGGGGATTTGTTACGCTGCTAAAAAGCGGTGCAACAGATGGGACGATGCACATGGTTTTGGAGCATACTCGTGGGAAATTAACACTAATCCGTTCTTTACCTGCTACCGAGCTTGAACAAATCACCGAGATTGCGCTGTACCCAGGCTGCGACCATTTTGCGACCACCTGCAAAAATAAATTCGGGAATATCGAAAACTTTGGTGGCTTTCCGTATATGCGTTCTGCCAACCCGTTTGTGGGAACACATGTTCCTGTGGGAGGATAGATGAACTTAGCCCTACAAGGGAATAACCCGAGTATCCTTGCGCTAGAAAAGTGTCTTAAAGAAATGCCACAAATAGACCTTCCCGTTAAACATTACCATATCGACGGGGTATACGTTCGAGAACTGTTTATCCCAAAAGGTGCAGTATTAACGGGGAAAATTCACAATACCGAACACATCTCAATCTTGTCACAGGGTGAGATTATGTTAGTGAGTGAGAAAGGGACGTTCAGTCGAAAAGCCCCCTACACTGTTGTGGATGCGCCAGGAACAAAACGAGCAGGTTATGCCGTGACAGATTGCACGTTTATCAACGTCATGCGCTCGGATAAATTAACGATAGAAGAATTAGAGGAAGAACTGGTGTCAGATACTTTTGAAGAGTTTGAACAGAAGAGGATACGCTTATGAGTCTGGTTGCCTTTGTTACGGCACACGCGGTGGCGATTACTATTATTTCCATTGCGCTTACCGTTATTTCAATGGGAATGAGCATTTACGCTATGCTCACTGCAAAATCCCCTCAACCCCCTATTCCTGCCCCTAACGCGGTTAGTGGTATCCCGACTGCAGAACAAGGAAAGCCAATCCCTGTCGTGTTTGGGACAGCGACGATTTCCCAATCAAACGTAGTTTGGTGGGGGAACGCCCATACAACTAAAAACAATGTGAAAATGTCATGATATTAACCCCCGAACAGTTAGAGATACCTATTTCCGTAACGTACATCCGCGAACATGGCTATTGTGCGAAAGGCACGAAAGCCTATTGGTCGGCGTTAGGATTAGATTTTAAGAAATTACTTCGACAGGGCTTAACGGTGAGAGACTTAATGCCATACCGGGAAGATGTGTTTGTGAAACGTTTGATTGAGGAGTTAGTACATGGGCGGTAAAGAGGGTGGTGGTCCCGTAACCATTGGTTATCATTATTTTTTGTCTATGCACATGGTAATTTGTCAAGGACCTGTAGATAAAATACGGCTAATAAGCTCGTCAGATGATGTAATTATCCACAATAAAGACATTACCAGAAGTGGTGATGAGGGTGTGGTTACGCACATAAGCAAACCTAACTTATATGGTGGACCTAAAAAAGAGGGCGGCGTACAAGGCACATTATTAACCTTGTTTGGTGGGGAAACGCAGAAACCTAGCCCTGTCCTGAAAGATTTGTTGGGGGGCGTGCTAATCCATAAGGATACGTCTGGCGTGGTAGGCAGTGAACCCACTATGCTGGATGTGTGGAAGGAGAAGATAAATAAAGCCACAAACTTTAATACCGTAAAGATTACGCCTGATTCTGTCTTTCAAGAAAAATATCTCTCAGCGTTTCGGGGCGTGACCAGTGTTATCTGGGATAATATGTTGTATCAAACTAATTCCTCTCGCCCCAAAGGGTGGAAGTTTAAAGTAGAACGCATACCGTACCCTGAATTAGCACATGCGCTAATTACACAAGTTATCCCTGCTGTAAATGACCCCTACGGTGTTAACTCAGATATTACATTCTCCAAGACAGCAGATGGGCATTACAATCTGTTTGGGTTACGGATTACACCTACCACGATTACGGCTACCCACCTGTATGCGTTTAAACTAGAGAAACGCCAATATATCTATTCGGGACCTGAGTATCCGACTTGGGATGGGAGAAGACCAGAGGGAGAGCCACCTGGGTGGTATCGTTCAGGGTTATCCACCACGCCAGAAGGTTCAACAGGCGGTTCAGATTGGTCTATCATTTTAGACACAGGATTAGAAAGTATTGCAGAAACTAATTTATTCAATTTGTTGTTAAATGCACCCACGCAGTCGGCAGGAACCTTGTTCCCGCCTAAAGCTAACGCACTGTTACCCGAAGATGAAATAAAATCGGCTAACCCCGCCTACATTATTTTAGAGTGTCTAACCAACCCAACGTGGGGGTTAGGCTTTGATGTAGAAGGTCCTTATATTGATAAACAGTCCTTTGTTGAAGCGGCGGCGGTGCTTGAAACGGAAGGGTTTGGGTTATCCGCCGTATGGAAAAATGAGTCCTCTGTGGAAGACTTTATCACCACGATTCTTGGAACGATCAACGCGGTGGTTTATATTGCCCCCGTTTCGGGCAAGTTTGTCATTAAACTATTACGCGCCGAAGATGCAACAGAGTTAGTAGTAAATGAAAACAATATCCTGGAAGTCAGGGGGTTTGCACGCTCTGGGGTTTCTGAATTAGTTAATCAGCTTACCGTGCAGTGGACAGATGCTATTCTGGGCGGTCCTAAGTCTTTGACGGTCCATAACAGTGCAGCACGGGAGTTACAAGGTCATACGGTTTCTACCTCAAAAACCTACTCAGCCGTCACGGATGATAAGTTGGCGGCAAGCCTTGCTAACCGTGACCTTGCATTATTAAGTCAATCCTTAGCAGGGGTTGAAATTGTGATGAACCGAGAAGCGGCTAATCTTAGAATCGGCTCAGTGATTGACTGGAGCTGGGCAGATTATGGCATTGTAGGGATGTCTTTGCGTGTGTCGTCTATTTCATTTGGTTTGATGGGTGATGGCAGAATTACGGCTAAATGCAATGAGAATATCTTTAAGACGGGTAAGACAAAATACACAGACCTTAGTCCCATTGATATACCTAAATTAGATGTAAGTTGTGTTTATCCGCCTGTCCGCCGCGTGTTGAGCCTGAATTATTTAGACATGTTCCGCCTAAAACACAACAGCACCATTACGTCTCAAGATATTTTGAACCCAGACCCCACAAGCGGGGTTGTGGCGGTACTTGCCCAAGCCCCTAACGCAAATTCTAACGAGTTTAAAGCTATCTTCGCGAATACCGAAAACGGTTTTACAACATTTACCGATGCACCCGCGTCATTCACAGATATGGGCGCGTTACAATTTACGCCTTTTGCACGACTGATAGCCAGCATTAGCCGCACGCAAACAGTGTTGGGGCTGTCGGAGGGTACGATGTTAAATCTAGTCGCACCGTCTACTATCGAAATTCCTTCTTATGTCGCTTGTTGCCAAGGTGACAAAGTAGAAATCATGGAAGTTGTCTCCCTTGTAGATTACACGGTGCTTACTGTAAAACGCGGCGTGAATACGGCACCAAAAAGTTTTACAGGCTTTAATGCTACGCTCGACCCTACCCTTGAAACGGAACTTTGGTTTTACAGCGGAGATTTAGATCAGCGCGTAATTATGAAAGAATTTGCAGAAGAATCTACGGTGTATTTTAAAACACTGACGGAAGTGAATAGAAAAATTTACCCCATGAATGCGTCAGCCATAACCGCCTCTACAAAGGTGAAAAGCTGGGCGGCTCCGTACCCTGTAGCGAATTTGCAAGCAAGCGTGACGGGAACCGACTTAGCTATAACCTGGGACCACCGTGATGCTATTTTGCAACAAGACAAAATCATGGGTCAAACTGGTGGTTCAATAGCGAGAACACAAGGTATTTATTATACCTATCGGTTAGTAACTAGCGCGGGTTTGCTTGTTCACGATAACCCCAGATACGTTAATACAAGTGTAGCCTCCGTACATTTAACGGGTGCAGCCCTTGCAACTCCTGCGCTGTTCATTGCAGTTAAGGCAGTTCTCGAAGATATGAGTAGTGAATGGAACTGGATGGCAATAGACCCACTCTCAGGCACGGTGGTAAATTCAGATACCCCCCCTGATTTTGGTGTATTTGAACCTATCGTAATTGGTATCATCGACGATTTAGTTTTAACGGTTACCCCAGATGGAACACTCGATACGGTACACCACCGTTATGATATAAAAGCAGACTCAGGATTGCTTAACTTCAGTACAAATATCGTAGAGGTTATGGCATCGGAGAAATACTTCTTCACTCAGTTTGCGTGGGATAACTGGTTTCAACATTACCAAATTGAAGTTATTTCAATGCACTCAGTTGATTTAACTGGAGAGACCCCACAACCCTTAATCCTTGCCACACATACAACTAAACAAGCACAGTTTACTTACGCGGGTGCCCAGAATACATTGGACCACCAACATGAAGTAGACTTAGTGAATAAAGTAGCACAGAAAGAAGTTATGCTCAGAATCTCAGCGGTTGATTCTGACGGGGTGGCGAGTGCTACGGTAGCTGTTACCTTGAACTTCCTGGGTGTAACTGCAAGTTCTGAAGTGTATCGTGGAGTTAGAGGTAACTTTGGTAATGAACTACCTGTAGGTGTTTTAGAAGGGGACCCAACCCTCAGGTTTGTCAAACTTGGACTCCCAGACTATACATACCCTAACTACCCTGTATTCAAGTATAATAAGGCAGGATTAGGCAGTTGGGTGATTGAACAAGTTTATGACTTCTCAGACCTACAGCTTGTACGTTACTCAAAAACAACCGTAGCTGATGACACTACCGATAATACATTCTGGATATTAAACACGGACTTAGCGGGATTTACACAAGTATGAAAGCACTAAAAACGGGCGAGATATTCATTGATGACCCCAACCAATCAAGCTACGTCTACCTTAACGGGGATTTACAACTATTTGCTACTATTGGGGCCCCAGCAGGTTCTCAAGTTGATGGGATTGACGCTGAGGACATAGCGTTAGGGCACATAGATTTCAATAGGCAGAATAACCAAAATACAACGGCTATCGCAAATACCTGGGCTGTTTCGCAGTGGGTGGTTGGGGATACTACCGACCAAGGAGACGGGTCGGCTAACACTAAGATTACCTGGACGTGGAATGCAGGTGCTCAAGATGCCAAAGCTATTGATGGTTTCTTGATTCAGGTATTTGAGAGTAAAACGAATGACGTAGTTACTTTCCCCGCTACAGGGTCTGCCGATTTCCTAGCTATCGCGGTGGCCCATGACCCCCTGAAAACGGTATTTCATTACTCGCATAACGCGGCGATGAACTTATTTCTGGCTTTTAAGATAACACCATATCGTTCAATTGGGTCTATTAAGGGGGCAGTGCCTACCACTCTGTTTGGAACCCCACAGGAAATCACAAAGTTCCAAGCTTTTACCACAATGCTGTTTGACGGTAAAAATATCTCTGAGCTGTATGTGACGATGTTATCCGCCACGCTGGACTCAGTCATAGACCCCGCAGAAAAGCAGGCCGTTGTCCAACCATACTTAAACAAAATCGCAGAAACAGGTAACTCTGAATATGCTAACGCTCTTGCCAAGATTGCTACGGCCCCTGATTTTCCTGTAGCAACTAAGGATGCGCTTGTAGCTGCCAGAAACGCCTTATACGCTGTTTTAACCGCAGTCTACCCAATCACAAGGCCAACCGATTTAACCCAGAGTACAGGGCAAAGCTCAACGTTGATGGGCGGGGATAACTGGAAGCTGACTCATATCATTTCAGGTACTCCAACATTCCGTCAAAAGTTTAGGGACTACGATGAAGCTTATGGGGCGGTAGATCTTGCGATCTTACTCCTAGCCCCTACCTCCACATCAGACGCAAAAGCTTTAGTTGATGAGCTTGCAGACAGCGTTATTACGCCCCAAGAAAAACTTCAATTCCGTTCCCTGCTTAAAGATACGATAGAGCCGAATACCAAGGACTTAAAGCTCTTCATGGTCATTAGGAAAGTAGCGAGTGCCCCCACAAAAATATCTGACCTTGAGTCAAAACTTGTTTCGGTACAGACAGAACTTAACACCGTAAATCGGCTTACTTACGACTCAGTAGCTGCTACATACACCGGAACAGAACATCCAATTTTATTTGATGTAACTGCACGTAGCCGCTTTCATAATGATGCAGAAGTAACAGCTTTCTTCGGGGCTATAAATGATTGGTACACAACGTTTAATACGTACAACGACCTTGTAGATAACCAGGTTGGAGCATTTAGAACAGCGAAGGATTCCTGGAGCCATACAACTGATTCCGAGATCAAATACTACCACTTGTTTGACGGTTTCATTGCAAGTCAAGCTCTGGTAGGAACTCTAATTGCGTTGAAAGCAGATGTATCAAGAGCATGGACCCAGATTAAAGCACGCCTCACAGCTAATGGCGTGACTGAAACAGTTACAACAACACTAGCTACTTTCAATACCCAACTTAATTTATCCCGTGGTACGGTTAATCTAACAACCTATGCTCAAGGAACAGGCACAATTGCTGCAGGTGTAACTGAATCTGTCACGATACTGTTCGCAACCGTTGCGGAAATAAAAACATTGTATGA